TCACTTTTTTTGATTACCGACTACCGGCACAATTTTTATTTTCCGATCATATCGTGCCGTTTGCCCCATGTTTTTATGCCCTGAAATTGCCTGTTTTTCACTGAGTGTCCCTTCAAGATCAGAAACACCTTTAGCCTTCAGGTCATGGAAGGTGAAATTAAAATCCAACTCTGGATATGTTTTTTTTGCGACTTCCCTGGCTTTGCGCCATTTACTATTAAATCCATCACGCGTATACCGTAAACCTGTACGTTGATGGATGATATACACACTACTTATACCTGACTTCAGGGGAAGGGACTCAGCCAGTGTTATGGCATCACGTAACCGTTCAGACCATGCTTTAATCTGCCTGGCTGCCGTCTTACCCTGTTTGATATAGATCCCGGGTTCTCTGAGCTGATCACGACGCAAAGCAAGGACATCCGCTTGCCGGGCGAGACACAGATAGGCTATTTCCATTGCAACTCGGACAACATCAGGTGCGACTTGATACACTGCGTCGTATTCCTCATCTGTAATATAGCGGTCTCTGGCTTTCTCCGTAAATTGCTTGACCCCTCTGCATGGATTGCCTTTCACCATTCCGCGTTCATATCCCCAGCGATAAACGCGAGAAAGGAAAGTTTTTTCCCGGTTAGCCTGCGTTCTGCTCGTTATTCCTCGTTTATCCATATACTTTCTTATATGTTCGGGTCTTATATTGTCAGGGGACATTTCTCCAAAGACTGGCAGCAATTTGAGTGAGTATTTCCGGTAATCTTTCTGTGTCTCAATAGCTAACTCACAGAAATCCATGGAGTGAAGAAACTGCTCAGTAAGTTTATTTAATGTGACTTTCTCTGGAAGCCTGTCATTGACCTTTTCGTAGTCTGACCACACCTGTGAAATAGGGGCATCCAACGGACAGAGAGATATTGATCCGCCCCGTGCAGGATGAAATTCATATTTTGATTTACCGCGATAAACACGGGGAGGTAAGTCAGTGTCCTTGGGTTTTTTACGTTTACCTGCCATTGTTCATTACCTCGAAATTGGGTTCCTCTTTCTCCTGCTCTGCTGCCTTACCACGCAAACCGACAGGATTTAAGAAATGGCCCCAAGTGGTTTTCGGATGACCATCCAGTCGTTCAATAAAGAATATCCCTGCACGGCGCAAAGATTCACATTGCTTTGACTTATAACGGTGGCCGGTCAATTCAATCATTTCTTCTTTTGTTATCACATCGTGTTCGTTCTTCATGGTCCTGCCCCTTTATCCTGCGGGCTGTTGCTCTTGGAACTGGCCCGCTATATGTTTTGGTCGGTGATATTTATGTAAATGGGTCATTTTTTCTGCTCAATTTTTAAAATGTAACTTTTAACACCATCAGGTCCGTGCTGAATAAAATACGCTGAACAGGACGCCAATTATGGCTGCATCTCTTTTTTTAATACGGATAGCGGAGGACGATTACTGATATGTACGTCAGCAGGAAGGTCATAGATAACATCACAGCGACGATCAGTATGGATTGTTCCCGTGCGTCCGTCGGGGAGCGTGATATAAGCCCGTTCGTTTCGTTTTTGTGTTCTTCTTAGCATTACTCTTGCCTCAGTAATGCCCCGGGAGTCCAGGGCAAATGAAATCAACGTACCTGCAGGCTACGGCTACCCATTTCAAGATGCGCACCTTTAACATCCAGGCCATTTTCTATGGCTTCTTTGATGGCCTTTTTATCCGGGGCAACGATGGTCTGCACGGTAACCAGCTCACCGGGTAACAGGTCTTCATTGTCGATCACCACATTTACAACACCTTTACGTGCTGTGAAGGTGTTGTATGGCGTTTTAAGTGAGTTCAAATCAGCGGCCAGCAAACAGCTCAGTACATATTGTTTGATCGACTTTGCCCGGTTCTCGAATGAGCGTTTTCGGTCGGCTAGTCGTTTAGCCTCTTCATCACAGGTTTTAGCCTGGCCTTCCAGATTACGGACAAACACATAGGTGGCATCCAGCTTGTCCCCCAGTGCACCTTCTAAGTCGTCCAGCGTATCGGCGATCATTTCCGGGGTGAGTTCATCTGATGTCTCAACCAACTGTTGCAGTTTGAAGAGATCAGTGGCTAATGCGATTGCTGTATTGTTCATGCTGTTGTCTCCTGTCCTGTCAGTTGGCTAACCCGCTTTTCAGTGAGGCGGTGTAACGCAAGCAGGCGGGATTTGAGGTAGTTGGCGTGCTCGTGATCAGCATTTGCCTCGGCATTTTTTTGATGCACTTTAATTTCACGCGCAACGGTGGCGTAGATTTTTTTCGCTTCGTTGGGTGTTACTGCGTTTGATATTGTGTTGCTGAGTTTTGTTAGTTTTTCATCGAGCTCTTTTCGTAAGCGAATAGTGTCACCGGCTTCATCGGTGGCGTTCTTGATGGCGAATTCAGCGGCGTTATCTTTGCGGTATCCGAGATCATCAAAAAGGCCGAGGAATACATCAGCAGAGAAACCAAGTTGTGACAGCGCCTTTTTAGTGGCATCCGTTAGCGATTTTTTGGTGACTTCGCTATCACAGATGAGGCCATTTTTGCTGTTGTAGATATATGGGGTGCAGCCATAAGCAGGGATTTCGCCACGCTCACCACCCAGGGTATAAATTAAGCGTATTTTAATGACATGATTGATCTCGGTCAGATAGCCACCAGAGCCATTGGGGATGACTTCTTTTATATAATCCCCATTAGTACCTTTAACTGATCGCATGATCGGTGCGCCGTTATCAAAGCGCTCTTCTAAAATTTCAACCCGCCAGTTGATACCCTGAGGCCCAAGCAACTTTGTTGCTTGCATAACCATATAGGTGCCGTTGATCGACGTGCCACCACCGTTATTGGAGAATGCCTTAGTGAAGCGCTCATCGGTTCTTTGCACTGAGCGCCAAAGGTTCATGTTGTCCTGCACATCTTGTGGCTGTGCTGAGATATCCTCCTCAATGATGACGGCCCGTTGCTGACACTCGTCAGCCGTAATTTCTACGATAGCAGCAACCGCCTCAATAACCTCTGTCGGCTTATCCTCATCTGAGGCATAAACGCTGTAACTCAACTGTTCCAGCGTCTCTTTAGCCTGCTGAGTGGCGTTTTCAGTTATAGGCTCTTGTGCAACAAGTGGCGGGTTTGTTTCAGTTTCTGGCCTAGGATTGGCAACAAGAGCCAGTTTTGTGTCATGGCCGACCTCGGTGTGAGGACATTTAACGGCCAGACACTGTGAAATAAATTCTTTTCTGGCGGTGCTGTCGCTCAGGAAAATGGGCTTCTCTTTCCCCACTCTGATCATTTCGAAGATGACCTCACGTGGAATTGATAATGCGTCACTGCGAACACGCAATCCAGTTGACCATTTGCGCCATGCATCATTGCCGCTATCCATCAGCTTTTTTGCCTGTTTCATCTCTGCCGAGTGGATATCCCAGCAGTCAAAATCACCGGGTATCAAGGCAAGAGCAACTTCAAGGTCGAGGGTTTTATACGTGTGTTCAAAATTGCGCTTAACTGTTAGGTCTGGGGGTGGTGAATTTATGTGTTTTATACCATTCAGGGCATCATTTTGATTTGGTTCATCAATCCACTTTTGAGCGAATTTTCGCACCTCAGGGAACTGGGGAATTTTGGGGAATTTATCGTTAATGACATCGATCAGGTTTTTGATTGTTTGCGGGGACATCGGCCCTACAGAGGGAATACCGGAAAGGGCAGTGATAATTGAACGTAACCCCGGTTCACCCTCATCATCATGGATCAGGTCATACACCAGCGAAAGTTCATGGGTATCAATGTCACGCAAGCCATATAGCAGAACGGATCCAACTTTGGCATCAATTGAAAGTGTGTTAAAACGGACAGGCCTTGTATCACCCTCTATCCCATCATCAAGGGGGGTATTTGGTGTCCATATTTTTCCATCAAAAGAATTATCCTGTGCAAATTGCTCATCGAACACCCCGACTACGGGGCGTGGTTGGCCGACGGAATCTTCACAGACTTTTGGATCAGAAAAATTATCACCGACTGCGGGGTAAGCCTCCCATAATTTACCGATAGCCAGCGCAGATGCCATTTTCTTATTTTTGGCTTCCAGTGCGATAACAAGTGGTATAGCCCCATTCTTTAGAGCCGTTTTTCTCGGCTCGAATAAACAAATAAATGTGGTCATATTTGTCTTGCCTCGTTGGTTTTAACGGCTCCAAGTCTTTGGTAGCACCGGATTATAGAGGGTCATCCTCCCAATCGAATATTTCATCAGGGGCTATGAGTTCGGTATGTTCAAGACACAGCAACTCCTGAATCTGTTCATCAATCAGCGATTGTTGCCGATGATACTCCGCGGTAATAAATTCTTTTTGGGTGCGTAGTGAATCAACCTTGATGCTTGCTATATCTGCGTCGCTCAATTGAGGGATATTGAGGATGACTTCATGGGTGCCGATAAGCACTTCAGTTGATAAATACTGTGACATGTCACAGCTACAGACATTGTATTCATAGTCACCGTCATATCTTTTTCTTGCATAGATGTACGCGGTGAATGAAATTTGTTGAAGTGGTGCTGTCATAGCAACTCCTGATATACTGGTTTTAAGGTCGATGGCGTAAGCCGTTGGTCTTGCCTCTGTTAACGGGTTGGTCCCCGTTAGCTTCCCGGTTAACTTTGGTCGGTAACCCGGGGTAAAGAAGCCCACTTCGGTGGGTTTTTTTACATCTGTAATTTGGTGTCCATTACGCCGGGCCAGCGGGTCAGTTTTTGGTCTTGCCTCGCCACATTTTCTCGCTGTGGCTACGTTATAGGTTTGGGCTGCTGCGCCGTGTAATGATTCACTTCGCCTAGCCTGTTCTTGACGACCTTTCCATCATGGATCACTATGTCAGTAACCATTAGTGAGCGCTGTGCATTGTCGTTCAGCGTTTCCAAGTCAAGTGAGATATCCGCCGCTTGAAAATCACTATTGTCGAGAAAGAGAACGTTTACTTCTTCAAATACAATCATGGAAACCTCTATGGAAATTAAGGGCGATTTTTACGTACTAATGCACAGCGAGGCTCAAGACTTGTTTTATATCGAGACGATGGGTGACATGTTTTATAAAAATGTGGGGATTTTTCTCAAAAGGAAAACCGTTGATTACATCCCGATAGCCGCTGCTGCCACTATTGAAGAACTTCAAGAAATTAAATCACGCCTCATTGATACTCGAAATTCTGTTACTACTACACCTTAACTACTTGATAATCCCGCCCAGTATTACGTGCGTAATCATCAGCTTCTTTGTGCGTTGGGTAAGTATTTCCGTTAGCCCACATTCCACAGTCGCGATATTGGATTTGGAATTTACCCACTGGCTTTTTGGTTGCCTTCATAACATATCCCCGTGCCGTCTTCCCGGCTGCCAGAACGTACTGAACCTAAACTTCTTATCGGCTGCTGTGCTGTGTTGATGGGTTTAATATACTCATGGTTATTAAAATGGTCAATACCCTGGGGTTTTAATATTCATACTTAAGGGTTTTGATTGATGATAACTAAAGGAATTTATTTTATTTGAGTTGCTTCGCATCTGCGTTTTGAATGTGAAATTTTTTCTGGGAAATGCTAGGTTGGTTAAAATTTAGTTAGGGGGCTGTCACTGGCGAACAGTGAAATAACTCAACAAGCTATCGTGGAGAAGCTTGAGAGGTATCGTAAAGAAACTGGGAACAGGGATTAACCGGGATGCCGCAGAGATAATCAGGACAGGGAGCAAGATTGTAAAATGGGCATAAAAAAATTTGCAGCGGGGCCGAGTTAGATTAATACTATAAACCGAATTTTTTTAATAGTGGAGGCAATACCTGAGCAAGAAGTATTGCACTGACTACCCACATAATAATGCTATTCTTGGCATCGCTAACATTTGTTGTTGTTGCGTAATTTGATTTCATGACAGCAAGGTCGGTTTTGATGGTTTGCATGTCATCTTCAAGTTTTTTTACTCTATTAAGCATGTCATCTCCTCCCCCGTGTCCGCTACCGTGCTTCAATGATGAATCATCTTCTGAAGTAAGTCCATTAGTTTCATTTGACGATTCAGGGCTTGTTCCCCACCCATAAGCAACATTACTCATAATTATCATCCTTGAAAACATTGAAGTAAATACTCATCAAATCAATGCATGGTTCGACAAGCCCCTCGTATAACTCACAAGTTAATTTGTATGTGCCATATTCTTTTACTTTAGTTGAGATCCGAGCATTTAGAAATGAAGTTCGCATTACTGGATGTATTTGCTCTGGCGGCATACCACTCAGCGTTTGTGTCAGCATATTTGATGGTATGTCGAGAATGTTAACTCCATTTTTATCTAATAATTTCAATAAGATAAAGTATGATTTTTCTGGTGATAATTCAATAAAAGAAACCCCAGCTCGCATTCTCAACGTATCGTCAGAAATAATAAAATTTAACTTTGGCTCACCAGATAGGTAAGACTCCATAATCATTGGAAATATAAAAGCTATTTTTCCAGCCATCCTTATAGCTCCCTAAATTTTTTTGCACCAATATATTGTTTACCACCCGTCTATGGGCTAACTGTGGGTTAGAAGCGTTTATAGTCTACTGATTGTTTAAGCAGAACTTTAGCCATGACAAAAAACTGTGCTTCATCGGCTTCCTCAATGCTCCATTCTTTATAATTTTTGTTATCAGATAGAACTAATAAAGTGTTTTTAACCATTTGTAATCGTTTGACATGAAGTGTCTGACCGAAAACAAAAACGTAGATGCCATCCCCATCAAAGAAATTAATAGCCATATCCAAGAATATTTGATCACCTGACTCGATAGTCCCTGACATGCTGTCACCTTTGACGGTGATTACTTTTACTGTGTCCGCTGCTCGGTTACCAAACAGCGTTCTAGCTTGGTCATTTGTATATTCAATTGCTCTAATGGTTTCGATAACGTCAGAAGAGACAAGATAACCATCACCAACACTGGCCTTGATGTCTAAAACCTCAACTCGGTAGAAGTTGTCTGACTCCAATTTGGTTGGAAGGGCTGATGCTGGTTTTGCGTTATCCCACATTGGACCTACCCCAATTGCAAGCCATTCAGGATGGACTCCAAGGGCACGAGATATCTCCAAGATTTTCCCGGTACTTTGCGTTTTACCTGATGCCAGTTTCCATATAGTAGGCTGAGTGACACCAGCCAACTTAGCTAGTGAACCTTGCGTTAACCCTAGTTCATTCATCGCTAAGTTTATTCTTTCAGCAATCGTATTTTTCATAGTTGTTAATTTATAACTTGGGGTATTAATCGTCAAATAACCAGGGGTATTGATTTTTTCAAAACTCAGGGTTATTGTTTGAGTGAAATTAAAACTCGGAATGAATACTATGACCTCAAAAGTAATTGAAAAAGCTGTAGGGATTGCTGGTAGCCAAAAAAAGCTAGCTATCAAGTGTGGCGTATCTCAACCCACCATATGGAAATGGCTTCACGGAAAGAAAAAGGTTTCACCTGAAAATGTAAATCCCTTAATCCAAGCAACAGGAGGGCAGATTCAGGGTTACGAGATCCGTCCTGATTTGCCCGACTTATTTCCGCATCCAGAACCTGAAATTAGTTTAACCAAATCCCATACACAAATCTGATTATCAACAATCAATTTCGACAGGAGATACAACGTGGAACAACAAATTCAAGCCCTTAAAGCTGAGGTGCTGGCATGGGCAACTGAAAGAGGACAAGAATATGTTGCGATAGAGATCAGCCGGATGTTTTTCCTACTTAATGAAGATATGGGCTCCGTTCACTTACATAAAATTGAGGACGAAGAGGGCAACGCTGACTGGAAATCTATTTATAACAACAGACAGCAGTTATTTCGCTGGTTACGCGGGGATTCAAAAGCATCATTGCGAAATGTGTTGGCGTTATCATCCGCGATTAAAGCGGCACTTCCTGCTGAACGACGGGCCAGAGTGAATGGCGAAACCATAAACTATTTGGTCTCGATAGCAAGTAAAGAATTCGCCGCAGCAATTAGCTCCGTGTTGCTAGATGACGGTGACATGTCACAACGAATATCGGGCGCTGTTGCGGCACTTCACGCAATCAGACCACATCACCACCGGCTGACCACCGTATGAAACAGAGGCAAGACCAATGCTTACATCTATCGACAAAATCACCTATTGCAATGGATTCAGGCTGAATGGGCGACCAGCGACTAAGGCAGACATCGTCCCCATATATGAAGGGCGTCAGGTTGCTGCGAATAGCATTTGTGAACAGTATGAGAGAAAAAAAGCTGAATTACGCCTGCTAAACCTTTCACCTCGCGAGTATCAGGTTGCCTGTCGGCAAATAGCAGAAGCGCTGGGGGTATAATGATGGACAGCACAAAACTTTTAATTAATGAACCTCCGCTGCAGGTGCTTCCCTCACTTGCAAAAAAAATTGGCCTTAATGAAGCCATCCTAATCCAACAAATACATTATTGGCTATCTCGGTCTAATCATCAGCACGATGCCCGTAAGTGGTTTTATAAATCAGCGGCTGAATGGGCTGATGAATTAGGTTTCTGGTCTGATAGTACGATCAGACGTACGTTGGCAAATCTGCTGGAAATGAGGCTGATTTCGGTCAGGCAGTTACACAAAGTTTTACTGAATGAGCCGTATAATCGAACGAAGTGGTATTCAATAAATTATGACCAGTTGGAGCAGCTTAATTCTGCAAATGCATCTGGTCAAAATGACAAATTGGGAACTGGTCAGAATGACCAAATCCCATGTGGTCAAAATGACCAAATGTTCCAAGAGAATACAACAGAGAATACAACAGAGATAAATACACCCCTTACCCCTAAAGGGAAAGATGACGTGAGTATTCTCACTAATGCTAAAAAGGCTTTGGAATACTACAACGAACTCACTCACACCCGATGTGAAGATCCGAGACCGTTTGAAACACTGCTGACACCAACAAAATCACGAAACGCATACACATTGGAAGATTTGCAGTTGGTGACGTATTGGGTCATAAACACGTGGAAGTCTCGTAACGGGAGATATGCCAAACCTGCAAATATCTGTCGTGTGACCCGCTTTGACGGCTATCTGGCTGATGCCCGAGCATGGTCTATCTCTGCTGGAATTATTGACTGTGATTCTGTTATCGCTGTATTTAATGGCGTTTTTGATGATGTTCTGCCTCCTGCCGAGCTGGATCCTGACCGTAAACGCACTATCTGTGAATTGCTCCAATACCTAAAAACAAAAGATCTTGATGCATTCCAGAGCTACTTTGAAACTTTTCGTGATAAGGCTCCAGAGTTTTATTTCGGGGGGGCGAGTGGGGAAGGTTGGCGGGCAAACTTTGATTATCTGATGAAGCCTGAGGTTCTTAGAAAAACCCGAGATGGTGCGTTATGAAACCTCAGGAACTGGAAGCGGCAATTCTCTCCGGACTGTTGTATGGCGGCTCGACACCCGATGCATTGGAGGTTATTGCCACGTTGCCGGAAGAGGCTTTCAGCATACGGTTCTACCGTTCGGCATATGCAGAAATAAAAAAACAGGCACTGACAACGGGAATGATTGATGTCCTGTTTGTTAGTGAGGCTCTAGGGGGGACCAGTCTGGCTGCGCTATCTGACATCGTCCGTATGCCGGGGAATGTGGCGAACCTGAAGGGTTATGCGGCACATGCTCGTAAGACCTGGTACAGCCGGTCTATGACGGCATTATTTCAGACGGCTGCTGATGGGATTCGTGGCGCTAATAATCAGGAGCAACGTGATCAGGTGATCCAAAGTGCGGTAATGCAGTTGATCGATATGACAGCAGACAGCGGCGGTATCATCCCGGTACATCTCAACGATTTACTGCCCGGCTACATCGACATATTGGGCAAACGCATGAATGGTGAGATTGATTCAATCAACCTACAGAGTGGGATTGCTGAACTGGATGCAATAACGGGAGGGTTTAATCCTCAGGATCTGGTTGTTATTGCAGGTCGCCCAGGAATGGGTAAAACGGAGTTTGCACTGAAGATTGTTGAGGGAGCGACACAAAATGGTGGTGGCGCTCTGGTATTTAGCATGGAAATGGCTTCCTTGCAGATTGTCGAACGCTCTATTGCCGGGGCCGGAAACTTGCCCGTATCAAAATTACGTGCGCCCAAGACACTATGCGATGAGGATTGGGAGCGCATTAATACTGCGCTACAGGCATTAAATGGGCGAGATATTTGGATTGTAGATGCCAGTGAGTTGACCATAGATCAAATTTGGGCCATTGCAGAAACACACAAACGCCGGTATCCAAAACTACGGATGGTGATGGTTGACTATCTTGGTTTGATCACCAAGCCAAAAGCGGAGCGTAATGATCTGTCTCTTGGAATAATTTCACGCAGGTTAAAAACGCTGGCTGGTCGAATAAATACCCCCATTTTTGCTCTTAGCCAGTTATCGCGAAAAGTGGATGAAAGGCCACTGGGTAATCGGAGACCAATCAATTCCGACTTGAGAGATTCAGGTTCAATTGAACAGGATGCTGACAGCATCATCATGTTGTATCGGGAGGCCATTTATAACCCCGATAGCCCGGCTGCAAGATTTGCTGAAGCTATCGTAACTAAAAACAGATTTGGTGAATACGGTACCGTTTATCAGGAGTTCCAAAACGGTCACTTTCTAGCCGTTGACCAGTTGGTGGCCAGAGAAGCCAGCCGCATGTCAAAAGAGGCAATGAAGCTCCCTGTCAGAGAAAAACGGTATTCGACAGCAAATTTTTAATCGCACCTGACCCGCGTTGAAACGCGAAGAGGTAAGACCATGCGGACCATCAATGAAAAATCTCCGGTTGTTGAATTCAGGGTGTAACCATGGACGGGCAATCGGGCTACCTTCCCCCCGGACTTCCGTTCAATATTTCTCGTTGGCCTAAAGAGTGCCAGGAAAAACTGAATCTTGATTTGATAGCCAGCGGCTTAATCAAAGACCTGTACGAACGCAGGACCAACCGCGCCCACGTACTGGAAGCGATTGAACGGGTACCGGTAGATTATCGGGCATTTTTTAAAGAACGCTTAAATTACTGGCGTGACCGGAGAGAAAATGTCAAATAATTTATATTTTTATATGATTACAGTAAAACACTTTAAATTATCCCCAATATTTCCTTTAAACTATAAAGTAATATTTATTATACTTAATTTGCTATTTTTAATAAAGATAACTTCGAAATATAAAATTATCTGTTTTCTAATGCGCGATTGTGGAGATGTGATGTGACTAATGTGATATTTTTACATCTGTTAGTAGTTGATGCTCAGAATGATGAAAGAAATGTACAGATCGTTTGTTAGTGCTATCATCTTAAGCTTGACTTAGGTATAAGTCTTCAGTTATGTATTTTATGCAACGCATGTTATTTTGACTTTTGTGTGGTATTTGTGAACTATCTAGATATAAAAAGCCCCAAACGGGCGGGAGAAAAGGAAAAACGAGCATCATGGTATAATTATTATGCTGGTTTTTCTCATACTTTTGTAAGGGATGTTATAAATTCGCTATCTTTATCAGAGAAAGTGACTGTTCTTGATCCATGGAACGGCTCTGGCGCTACAACGTATGCAGCAGCCTTGGAAGGTCATAATACTATCGGGATAGATTTGAATCCACCAATGTTTGTTGTAGCGCGCTCTAAGTTTTCGAGTAGAAATGATGTATTATTAGCAATAAAGAGATTAAAATATTTAAGAATTAATAGTAACCCTATATCTATAGATTGTGATGATTATTTACTTAATTGGTTTGATAAGCCCACAGCTTCATACTTACGTTATATTGATTGTTATATATCTGGTGGCTTTTTTAAGTCAGTCGATGATAAGTTAAATTCATTCGACAATGTATCATGTGTTTCTTATTTGTCGCTGTTTAACTCCACTAGGGTTTTCATTTCAAAATTTATTGCATCAAACCCAACATGGATTAAAAAAACAAAGGATCCTAGTAAAAAAATAAATATTCCTGCTAAAATGATAAAGTCGCTAATATTGGATTTTTTGGCTGAAATGTTAGAAACGACACTACCAAACTTTGATAATAGCCGTGTGGAAATATTATGTTCAGATTCAAAGAAACTGCCTTTAAATGATGGTAGCATTGACCTTATTATAACTTCACCACCTTATTGTACTAGAATAGATTATGGAATTGCCACATCACCAGAATTAGCAATTCTATTTGGCTATATGCCAAATGAAATTGAGAATACGAGACGGAGTTTGATAGGCAGAACAACGATAGATAAGATGCCTATAAAAAGTGAACTATTCGGAGAGTTATGCTCTTCATTTTTGAATGATGTTTATAATCATAGTTCAATTTCTTCGGCAACATACTATCATAAAAATCTTCATCAATATTTTTATGATATGAAATCTTCAATTAGTGAGTTAAGTAGAGTTGTTCGTACATCAGGAAAGTTTGTTTGTGTAGTGCAGGATTCTTTTTATAAAGAAATATACTGTAATTTACCAGAAATCATTAACGAAATGGCAGTTTCCTGTGGGTTTTACTTAGTAAATAAGTTGGATTTCGATACAAAAATAAATATGGCAAATATTAATAAAGTTTCGAAAAAGTATAGAGATAAAACTCCAGCAATAGAGTCGGTTTTGATTTTTTCAAGAGGATGAGAATATGAACGTTGAGAATTTATTAGCAGATATTGAAAAGCAAATTGACAAAGTACATACGCAGAGTCTTGATCTTTCTTTTAATGAACTTCTAAACATGTATGAAAATAGAGAGCTTGATATAAGTCCAGACTATCAACGTTTATTCCGATGGTCGGAAGGGGCTAGATCTAGATTTATAGAGTCTTTAATTTTAGAGATGCCAGTGCCACCAATATATGTGGTCGAAACGGACTCCGGTGTTTATCAACTAATAGATGGGTTGCAGCGATTTTCATCTTATTTACATCTTAGAGGAGAGTTAGATGCACCTCACATGGGGATAAGTAAGCCAAACACGCTAACTCTAATTGATTGTGATATTGTTAAGTCATTGAATGGATTAAAGTTTGATGACTTACCTATTGCATTAAAAATTAAGTTAAAACGAGCTTTTGTCCGGGTGGAAGTTGTGCGTAAAGGTAGTGATAATAAATTTAAATATCATATGTTTAAAAGATTAAATACAGGGGGAGAGGCACTAACAGATCAGCAAATAAGAAACTGTACTATAAGAATGCTAGATCCCAGATTTAATGATTTTATTATCAACCTTTCGAGGAGCCCAGATTTCGCTATTTGCATTTCAAATATTACAGATTTACAAAAATTTGGTTCTTATGATATTGAATTGGTTTTGAGATATTTCTCTTTCAAAAATTATAGAGCTGAATTTAAGCACGATGTCTCTGATTTCATGACGGAATATATGGAAGGGGTATCTGATGGTAGCATTGAATTTGATTTTATTGATAATGAAAGTAATTTTCTAAAAGTTTTTAAATTATTTAATAAAGCACATTCAGATAAAATATTCGGACGAATTGGTAAAGATGATACTTTACAGTCAAATTTTGGTATTTATCATTTTGAGTCAATAGCTATTGGTGTTCAGAGTGTGATAAATGCTATTGAATTAGACAATGATGAACATATAGATAAATTCGCAAAAGCGATTATTAATCTAAAGAAAGATGAACAATTTAAAGCAGAAACCACAGGGGGAGGGAAAAACTCTTCTGGGCTACTGAAAAAGAGAGTTGAAATTGCAGAGAAATTTTTTGTGGAGGTTTTTTCATGAACGCTGAAAATTTCTTAGAACAACTTGAACTAGAAAAATTATGGCGGGAAGATGAGATTAGATCTATGCATAATATTCTTTCTGAACTTCAATCTGAACAAGATAAAAATAAAATAAGACGTGCTATTATTTGTCTTCTATATGCACATATTGAAGGGTTTGTTAAGTTCTCGTTTAGTTTGTATGTAGATGGAATTAATAGAATGAAGCTAAAGTGTGAGCAGGTTAAGCCTATTCTAGCTGCCGCTGTATACCATGTTGATTTTATGAGACTGACAAATCCTGATGCGAAAAGTAGAGTGTTTAATAAAAAATCACAAAGTGATTCTCATATTCAGAGGCTTTGTTTGCATGAGGAGTTTTTTGATAAAATTAGCGACTTTTTTCATGCCGAAATAAAAATTAAAGATAGCTACATCAATACTGAAAATAATATTGGGCGAGAAGTTTTAGAAAAATTACTTTACCAAGTTGGTTTGTCGCATAAAGCTTTAGATAGTATTATTGGGCCACTTTCAAGACTCAAGAATAAACGCAATGGCATAGCTCATGGTGCTGATAAAAACACTATAGAAGAAAGTGAGTATCAAATATTTTATGGTCTTACCTTAGGAATCATGGGCGAGTTATCTCGTGTTCTTTTTTTAGCTTTCCAAAGCAAGGACTTCCTAAAAAAGGCAGGTTAAATTTAGTGGATAAATTTTCATTGACTTTATAAAATGTAGTTCGGGCTGAACACCCGAAAACCTAAACGTCGTACTGCTGTGCTATATATCCGGGGGGTGTGGACATGGCACAGTATAGTTTTACTAAATCAACAGGTGGGATCTTAGTACCGGCCACGCCGGATGCTGAGGATTTTGTCAAAAACACCAAGTTGGGGACTATTGTCACTGGCGAATTTAAACGTGTGCGTAATGCACCATTTCACCGTAAATTCTTCTCGTTGCTCAACCTTGGCTTTGAATATTGGGAGCCAAAGGGCGGGGCAATATCACCATTCGAACTTAAATTCCTGCGTGGCTATGTAAGCCAACTTATTTCCTATGTTGGGAATGAGGGCGTACTTCATGAGATAGCTGACGATTATCTGGCGCTGGTGGCCGGTAAGCGGGCAGCGAACTTATCTACTGCAAAATCATTTCATGCTTTCCGCCGTTGGGTGACTGTCGAATCTGGCCATTATGACCTGTTCGAATTACCGGACGGCTCAACGCTGCGTGAACCTCGCTCTATTTCATTCGCGAAAATGGACGAGCTGGAATTCAACGATTTATACAAATCAACACTGAATGTTCTGTGGACTTTCATTCTCAGTAAATCCTTCAATAATCCATTTGAGGTGGAAAATGCCGCCAGTCAACTCATGAGTTATGCGGCTTAGGGGGAACTATGGCTAATTTACGTGAAGAGGCGAGAGGGCGTGAGTGCCAGATCCGTATACCTGGAATATGCAATAGCGATATTGAAACGGTGGTACTTACTCATTATCGGCTTGCTGGTACATGCGGTACGGGAATAAAACCATCTGATGCGCAGGCAGCATGGGGATGCAGTGCTTGTCATAACGAATGTGACCGGCGTACCCGTTTTATTGATAGGGAGACAGTCCGACTGTACCACGCAGAAGGTGTTATGCGCACACAGGCTGTGTTGAGGCAGGAGGGTAAGCTATGAACCCGGTGAACAATAATTCAGCACAGCAATGTGGAAAAAGAGGACGTGATATTCAACTGGTTCTGGAGCGCTGGGGAGGGTGGGCGGCGAATGAATATAGCGGTGTTGATTATTCTCACATTGCTGCCGGGTTTAAAGGGGTATTGCCGAATACGTCAAAATCACGTCTGTCGTGCTGTGATAGTGATGGTCTGGTAGTCGATGCTGCTGTAGGGAGCTTAAAAAAAGTTGGCCGTGATGAAGACTATGCTCTGATTGAGCAGCATTACAAAAAAGGTATTTCGAAGTCGGCCATCGCGCGAAAACAGAAGTGCTCAGAGGGAAAAATCAGGCTTAAACTCATGATGGCTGAAACCTTCGTGGATGCCTGCCTGATTATGTCCGGGGCAAAATTAGAAATGGATGAATGGACACATAAATCTGAAATTGAAAAAATTACATAAAAAAGCTATTCGTTACGAATTTTACCCGCTAGTGTGATAATAATGGTTATACGGTCAGTAGTGATAGGCTAATACAAAGAATATTACGCGAGATATTTTGATTAATTCACTTATAACAATATAGATTTAACTTATTGTTTTTAGATACTTTATATTTTTTATCGCTCGATAATACGTGAAAAAAGCAAGCCCTGTAGATCCTGTTTTTGGCGGAGGATCGCATGACATGTGATTTCATCAAGCGTGGCACTGACACTGTAGATAATGCGATATCCATTCTTCGTGTTGCATTCACGATATTTTGCGCAACCAATGGATAGGAGTTGGGGCGCGATTTGGCAACTTTCAGGAAAAGTACTCACTCTGGCTTCAAACTCTTTTAATGCCGCGTCTAAAATTGGCTTTGGCTCAACATTTACCTGAGTTAGGAAACTTGCAATTCTTTTTATGCACGAAAGCGCGGTTTCTGTGTATTCGATATTGGCTGTATGGCTTGTCGGGGGAGTTATCATTTGTGCCTCCTGTTAGTAACAAGCTAAATATTTGCCAATAATTGGTCGCGAGTGTAAACACGGCCTTCTGCTTTGTCTTTTTCTGAAATCGTAAGCAGTTTGAGTAATGCGATAGCATCATCTCGCTGCTTTCTTTCCTCGTAAGATTCGATGACATAAGCGGGCACTCCATTTTGAGTGACTAAAATGGGTTCTGATAGCTCCAGTGAAGCTGCGTGTTTTTTCAAAAAACTAATTGTTTCTACTCTCATCGGCGACTCCTGCGTCAAAAGGCGATTCATTCCGCTATAAAAATCATGAAGGCTACGTGTATACGCTTCATACAGACATCGTGAGGTCGGAAGCGTTAAATATCTATCAGGTTACAGCCCCGACAGTGTGACTTACAGGGTTCTATGAGAGTCTGAATATAGCCTAAATTTAGACTTTCCGTCAAATGCTGACAAAACTAAGCGCAGTACAATAATGCTTTCATATTTACTGTGGTTATTCTGTGTGTTGTAAAAACCTATCCTTCAGGGAGGGAGACGATGAGAATAGGTAATATCACTACAGCGGTCTCCTATACCGTATCTGGCAGTAGTTTCATTTTTTGGGTTAAGGAGTTAATAGCAAGATTTACCCCTGATGAATGGACGGTAATTGGTGTACTTGGCTCCTTGCTTTTTATGGTCCTGACATTTTTGTTGAATGCGGGTGTGAAGATATGGGACCGGCGGCACGGATATAAACAGGACGGTGAATAATGGCATCGACTAAAACTAAAATTAGCGCCGCTGTTCTTGGTCTTGTTATCGCGGGTGTTCCAGCATCAATCATTCTTAGCCAGTTTCTGGATGAAAAAGAAGGCAACAGGCTGACGGCTTATCTGGACGGAAAGAATATCTGGACTATTTGCCGTGGCGTCACGCGAGTTGATGGTAAGCCGGTAATGAAAGGAATGAGGCTGACAGCAGAGAAGTGTAGTGAGGTGAATAAACTGGAAGCTGATAATGCACTAGCGTGGGTAGAGCAAAATGTTCAAGTCACATTGACAGAACCACAAAAGGCGGGCATTGCATCATTTTGCCCTTATAACATTGGACTTGGTAAATGTTTTACTTCCACTTTTTACCGAAAGCTTAATGCCGGTGACCAAAAGGGGGCCTGTGCTGAAATCAAGCGATGGGTTCGTGACGGTGGTAAAGACTGCAATATCCGGTCCAATAATTGCTACGGACAGATAGAGCGCCGCGCACAGGAAAGCGAACTGACGTGCTGGGGGCTGGATGAATAAATCCATTGGAATAGTCATTGCTTTGCTGGTGGTTATTGTGTCGGCTTTGTTCTTTAACAGTTATCGCCTCTCAAATCAGGTCAAAAAAACGGAAGCGAAGCTGGTGGCCGAGCAAGCCACAAACACGGCATTGGGCAACATCATCGATGCATACCAGGTGAATGAAGCCGCCAACCGTACAGCCACAGCCCGTCAGCTAGAGAGCGAAAGGAAACTACGCAATGAAAGTGAAGACCGGCTTAAGCGGTTTCTGGCGGCGGCGTCAGATGATAAGTGTGCTATTCAGCGCATGCCTGACGCTAGCATTAACATCCTGCGCGAATAAGTCGGTACCACGGCCGGCAGTTACCTGCCCTGTATTGCTACCGTCAGAATCTGCATTAATTGAATGTGAAGTGCCGGAGTTCGTCGGTACTACGTGGGGTGATAGCGGGTTGTATGCGCTGGCTTTAAAACGTGAGCTGCGGATCTGTAAGGGGCGGCTCGATGAGGTTATTGGGTGGCGGCAGAATAAGAGGAAGGCAAAGTGAAAGTACCAGTTCAAAAAGCCTATAGCGACTAAGACCGATGCTAAATATGCGCGGCAAGCCTACAAGGGATACAACGCTCAAGGTCATGATCATTCATTTGAGCAACTGCACCAGCGTGGTGGCTTCTGTCATATGAGCGTATTAAGCGGTTGGAGGGAGAGGGAAGTAATATTGAACCAAATGATAGATAGTTTTCAGAATGATATTTAACGATGATAAGTCTTCAATGCCTAATAGTAGTTTGATTATAAATTTTATGCGTCACTCCAATATTTAAAGGTGTTTTTTGATTTATCTATTGTAGTGGGTAAGTGAAAATTTCAATTAAAACAGATATAAATATCGAGTTTTATCGGGTCTTCATAGGAATAGTCTTTCTCAGGTGGTTTGATTGTGCCATCGGCTCGGATGGTGTTGGTAAATTCCATGGTAACATTACCTTATGACTACAAAGTGGTGAGGTATAAATGGATAACGAAGATGCTTGGATGTACAAGTTGCATGCTGCAAAAGCAGTGCAGGGAATAGAGAGAAATGGGTGTTACTGGTTCAATGGTATGAGGCCATCTTATGGAATCGTCCCTCAACTTCTTAGAGAAGTTGGCTATACGGTAATCACGTTCAATCCTCCTCCTGTCTACGAGTTTGCTGTGTATCTGTCTGACAATTATCCTTCCAATGAAGAATTGGAACAAATCGCTAATTTAAGACAAGAAATGCGCGATGAGGGAGTTGATGAAGATAAGCTCCCCATCTCACTGTAAAAATGCTACCGCCGGATATAAGCTGCTCAACTTTATGGGGGCAGTCCATCCGACCAGTTTTTTATTGACGCTAAAATTTGGTGAAAACTCTATGTGATGGGATTATTGGGTTGCCACTTCGGCTTCAATATGAACAATAGGGGGTGTAATGCTAAATTTATCTGCTCTTGATGCCTGGTTAAAGATTCCCACATGGAATTCATACCACCCAAAAGATGATGAGCGTTTTTACAAGGCTATCTATAGGTTGATTTTAGAAAACGATACTCTAATTGATCCTGATAAGGTGAAAGAATACATAGTTAAATATCACGGTAATAATAAGCCTAGTGAATATCTGGAGGATATCGCTGATAAGTACGCTAGCCGATACGAAGTCATTAGCAGTTTTATCTATGAGAATCAGATTAAGTTCTGA